AGAATCCATATCTCCAGAAGATCCAAATACTAATGCTACTCCTGTATAAGTACTACCATCTTTAATAAGTGGTTCAGTATATCCATAAGTATCTGTAATATTGTTAAATACACCTGCCTCATCTAAGATTAACCAGGAAGCACTTAAACCAACTGCTGCAGTAGGATTATCTTTAAAGGATATTGATCTAACTTCTGAGTTAAATCCTTTCCAAACCTTAACTCCATTTACAGTAGCTTGGTATCTAGCTTTAATAAAATCCTTTAAATCAGGATTACGTTGTTTTCTAAACTCTGTATTAGTATTAATAAAGTTAGAGTTATCAACTACCATGTTCATTGTATTCTGACTAAATGAACTAAAGAATGCCCCAATTACAGCTTTACTATCTGGGTAGAAATAAAACTCATGAGTACATATTGCTGCTGCTTTGTAAGACCAACCTTGACGTCTACCCTTTACAGCAACTAAAGATTTTTGATTTATTCTACAGTATTCTATCATGTGAAAGAACTCATAATCTAAATCTATAAACCTAGGAAAGATTTTAGATTTCTTTCCAGTCTTTTCATTAAGACCTAATATAGGACAAAAGTTAAGATAAAAAAAATGTTGTCCCGTAATTGTTTGACCACAAGAATTAGTAAATCCTTCTATACATATATCTCTAACATCTTGCCAAAAGTCTAAGTATTCTATAGTTCCAGGAATAGCACTAGTGTACATTCCTGTTTTATTATACTGTTCAGCTAAATAACTAAACTCTTTAGTATTCTTAAATAAGTCTACACAAGTTATATATGGATTGTCTGCTAACATAATTATTATCCCTCAAAAAGCCCAAGTGTTGCCTGGCCACGAACAGTGTCACCAGATGCTTGTTCCTTTTGGCAGTTATTTAATGCACTTTGTATAGCTTCCTGCATCTTAGGCATATCTATAATTGCTTTCTGTATTTTAGTAATACTATCTTCATTGTACTCTGCAGTCATAAAGAATTCTTCCATCTTATTAATAGATTCTTGAACAGCTCTAAATAACTTCATTGCTGGAGTAGTATTAATTTTCTCATACATCTTAATACATTCCTCTAACTCTTTAGTTACCTTAAACTTATCATCTTTAATGATATGACTTAATATTAACTTAGATCTATCTGTATTACTATGTTGAAAAAAAGGTGATTTAAATGAAGCATAATACCAAGTATACTTAATCATATTAAATGCTTGAGTCTTATCCTTAGATTTATCTTTCTCCCAAATAGATTTAAATGGTTCTATAACCAAACATTCTGGAGCTACTATAATCTTACTATCTATTAAATCTATTATTTTAATCATTTAATTTTAACTCTTTTAAATTTAGAATATGCTTGTTCAAAGAACTCAAAGTTTTCTGATATAAAATAACCATACATATAAGCATATGGTTCATTAGGTTGTTTTCTTTGATAATATATATCTCTAGATTCTAATACTTCTTGTATTAAGTGCATTGTTTCATGAGCAATGGTAGCCCAGTATTCTTTTTTATCTGAAGTATAACCTACTACTAGATAATATACTTGTCTATCCATTATAGATGAATTATCTGAATTACAAAATCCTCCCATACTAGATAAATCTTCATCTTCTGTAATACCATAAGTATCAGTAAGATGCTTTACTGCTTCATTCATACTATTAGTAACTTGAATACTAACTAAACAATCATATATAGGAATTATTAGTTCTTTATTCATTTTCCTAACCCTTTAATTACAATTGGTGTAAAATACTTATCTCTCAATTCTTTGTAAGGCATGTTAATTTTATAATATTCTGAATCATATTTAACAGTAGTAAATTTTTTGATAGTAGTACCCCTACTATCAATATGTTCTTCTATCTGCATAGACTCAACTACAAATAACTTTTTTTGGTATACTCTACGAGGTATATATCTAGCAATAGATCTACCTGTTTTAGGTAAAGGATATTGATTTACAACTTCTAGTTCTATTACCATTTTCCATCAGGACATTTAGAATATTCAGATCTAGTCTTAGCAATTAATGGACAGCCACAAGCATCACAAGTATTATTTATATTTTTATCACAAGAACTACAAATAGTAGCTCTGTCTAATGCCATCTTTTCTATCTCTGGTTTTTCCCAAATAACATTTTTCCAGCCATTTAAGATTTCTTGTAACTTACTCATCATTTTTTAATTTTAAGCGTTTAGTATAATCAGTGTTGTACATTGTAGGTCTAAACTTACCTAGGTAAATTAGTTGAATAACTTTACCTTCTCTGTTAGACATAGTATCTCTTATAACCCTAAATTGTGAGTCACAAATTCTTTCAAGTTCCATCTTAGACAAGTCAAACTCACTCTTAATTTCATCCAATACTTCTTCATATATATTACTTTTTGTTGAGTTCATAAATTGTAGTTTGGATGATTATACTTACCCTCTCTAAATAATCTAGATTCTTCTTCATTCATAGTTGACTTTCCATCAATTATTGTAAATCTGTAAGAACCATCATGTGAATCTATTCTAAAATTAGGATCACCTATTCTATAATAGAAGCCATCATCTTTAAGTACTCCTGGAAATTCAATTGTTTGAACAGTGTATAATTTTTCTTCCATTATGCAAAACTTAAATTAACTGAATCATGTTTTAAAATATGCAATATCCAAGGATTAACTTTAAGTGTTAATCTATCTACTTGTTGTAATACTTTCTTAGTAACTAGTTTCTTAATGTAGTTATTAAAATTAAACTTATCCATATTTAAAGTCATACGAACATCAGTTCTAGTATCCTTATTAATAATAGATATTTGCTTATCAGCAATAACAACTAATATATCAATCTCTTTCTCAGTTAAATTACCCATAACAGGGTTTAACATTCTAATGATATATTCAGTTTTTTTAGATACTGGTAGTTTAAGTATATATTCCATACTACAAATATAACTGATTTGATTATAATAACCAAATAAATTATATAACTAACTTAGTTATCTACAAGACACAATATTCCCCTTCTAGATTTTACTCTTCTTGATGGATTAATTATAAACTTATATCTATCTGTCTTTAACCGTTCCTAGTAACTAGGCCACTGCTTACTTTAATCCTGTTAATTCAGGGGGATACTTCATACCCTTTGTAGCAGCTATAGAATTTCACTTATAACCTTTTTTGTACCTATCGGAGAAACCTCTGTTCACTATCATTATATGCATTTAAATATAAAACCTTGATATTCAGGTAAATTATATGTCATTACATATAGAAGTTACTTATACTATCCAACTTCTAACCAGGTGTTAACTTATTAGGTATTCCCTGGTGACTAACTGTTTAAGTTAGAGTACATTTAAATATACACTATTTTTAGACAATATCCTAATTTATTTTTATTTATTCTTCAACTATAGGACTAGTTCCTGTAAGTAAGTAAAACTTATTAATCTTTTCAGCCATAATTAACTTATCATTAATCTGATCCATATCTTCATAATCTAGTTTATCATTATAGTGTTTTTTAGTTACACCCATTTTAAGGTATATTGATCCATCAGATAAAACACCTTTTACCTGGTTATCATTAAAATTCTTTGACTTTGTTCTCATTATTATTATTTGTTAATTCCCAGGAAGAGTTATCTCCTAAGATAACCTCAATAGGTTTATCTTCCCAAAACTGTTGTTGTTCATATTCTGATGTACTTGCCATTACCAACTAAATTGTTCTTTAGGTCCATTAATAAAATACTCTTGTAATATCTTGTTTCTAGCAATAATATAATCTGATCCTGAACCTTCAACTTTATTAGCAGGTTTAATTATATCAATATATTCAGCAGTTGTAAGTACATGACTTACATTATTTACAACAATAGTAATATGATCTACATCTGGTTCTCTATATTTAATTTCTGGTTTCATGCTCTAAAGTTACTTATTAACTATCTAATTATCAAATAAATATAGTAAATTAAATGACATAGAATATAGCTTTTTAATAAAATTTTTGTAAAATATTTTTTAAAAAATTTTGTGTAGGTGAAGATGGTGGACACCCCATGAAAGACTACCCCTACTAAACTTTGAGAGAAAATGTTTTCTGCTCATAAAACTATCACTATGAAAATCTTATTTAAAGTTTCCGCAATTAATGTTCGTGTTAACACTAAGGATAACACTGAATTCATTTCTATCTCTTTATTTAAAGAAGTAAAGAAAGAGATTAATGGTTGCACTTCTGTAGGTAGAAAGTATGCAGAGCATGCTTGTCCTGCCTCTACATTAAAAGTTAATGATGACTTTTTGTTTGATAGTGACTTATGGGATATGCGTAAAGTATCTTACACTGATGATGAAGGTGTAGAGAAGTTTGCTAACAAGATTTACTTAAGAGCTGATGCATAGCTCGAGGACCTTTGGTCCTTATTTCATAAAGTTAAACCCAGTTAAATGTAATTGGGTTTAATTTTATTGAATAAGTAGCAAACAATTGCTACAAATTGTAGTAATGTGTTGGTATCAGTGGGTTACACTACTACTCCAATACATTTCACCTCTTTCTCAATTAACCTCATTATAACTTACCCTATTATATTTATAGCTTAATTAATATGTGATAGAGAGCACAGGGGATAAATTAGTAGTAGCTTGCGGCAAACCTAATAAGAGTTAAACCTTATCACATATTTAATTAATATTAATCTTTAAAACTTAGAATAAATTCAATTAATCATTAACCTCAAATAACTATCACAATGAAAACACTTACTGAATTATTAAAACAATATGCTGTTAAAATGGATTATTCTTATGTAGATAGCAATTTAGTATATCCAATGGATATGGGAAGTAAATTTGAATTTAAAGGATATGCACAAGAAATTGATGTATTAGACTTTTTAACTAAAGTATATTCATATTTAACACCAACACACTCTAGTGATAGAATTGCTAATAAATACGCAATACCATTTATGCAAATTGGTTCTCTTCATAAAACAACTACCTATTTCTACTATCAACACGATGGTAAAACTTGGGTTATAGCTTTAACTGAAAAAACTGATAAATACTTAGGATAAAAAACTTAATAACTTTCCAAGTTGTTGAGGACACCAGTTTCTTTGATGAAAAATTAATAGGTTAAATACTCATACCTCAGAGCTTAGCATGAACATGGAGCGTAATACTCACTAAAATATAAAAATGAAAATGGTTCTTAATCTGGAATGTGTAAGTGTAAAGTTTAACTCAATCAAAGTTTTAGGTGTAAAACACATTCCTAATGCACAAGGTTATAATTGTAAAAAGTAATATACCAAGCGTGGTATATGAAACCTATCCCACAGAAATTGATCTGTATAGGCAATTATAGCCAAGTGCTTAGGATAAAATGGTGAAATACTAATCAATACATACCAAAGAACAAAGAAAGAATATAGATTTAAAGAATAGCTTATTTAATAGTTTAAAACAGAAAGTAGGGCTGCGTGTAGTGGTCGTTTAGTAGTTATATTGAAGATAAATGAACTTACCATTCATTGAAAATACACATGAAGAGCTAAACTAAAGAATTCTCAAAAGGAATTCTACCTTAATTGGGTAAACTTTCAATTTTTAAGATGATTGCTGTAAAATACCATTTAATGCTAAACTGTGGTCAGTTGCAGGTACAGGTCACGTTTTAAAAATAATACTATTAATAAGCTTACACATTCCTAATGCACAAAGTTGTAATGCTCTTAAATATCCATAGTGCGTATCCCAATAGAATAAACCTCATGTGAATCAGGCTATAAATGGTAGTGCGTAACAAGGTAAGCTCTTGTGAATCATCTATTGTGGAGAATCAGGATAACATTACAACTAAGTGCTTAGGATAAACAAAATCTCTTAACGGTGGTCGCCTGGAGATTTAATAATACAGTTGTAATAACAAATAGAGTAGGCTCAGAACTAATGTGAGTACATAGTTCATGCGATACACCTTAAGTTGAAATATATGGCACATTAAGTTAGCCGGTTCATCTATTTGTTTTACTCATTACAACTTAAATTAAATAATTATTAACAATCAAAAACTATCAAACAATGAAAACATTAGAACAACTTAAAGCTGAACTTAAAACAGTAAGACAACAAGCATCAAAAATAGAAAGCCAAATTAGAAATACAAGTGATGGATTTAAATATCTAACACAAACTTGTGTTTATGGTTCTATTACATGGCAATCCCATAACAATGCATTTGCAGCTAATGAAGAAATTAGTGAATATTATGGTGATAATGGAATAGTACATTTATATACTAATAATCCAAATCATAATATTGAAAATTGGTCAGGTAGCAATAAGATAATGTCTGAAGAAGATATGTTAAACATGTCTAAAGAAAACATATCTATGTCAAAAGCAATTTGTAATTGGATAACAAAATCCTAATAAAAAGGTCAGTTAGTGCTGAGATAACTGTAAAGCACTATTTAATTAATTATTAAAAATACAACAATGGAACAAACATTTGAAGAACAATTTGAATATTGGTTAGACCAATGTTCAGCAAATCAATAACTAATTAATAACATTTTAAAAACTATCAAACAATGGACACAACAACAGTACTAGCAATCATTAAAAACCTTGACTCACACATCAAAGCTATTGCTGAAGAGTATAAAGATGTAGATACAGATCCTGATCAGAATGTACATATGGATCCTTCTTACTGGATAACTGTAGGTAAAGAAATGGCATTGACTGATCTTAGAGACCATCTTCAATCATTCATTGAAGGTCAGCTTAATGCAGCAGAATTACAGTCAGGGGAATAGTTCCTCTGACTTTATTAACTTTTAAAAACTATTAACAATCTAAAACAAAAATCAAATGAAAAAACTAGTGTATTTAACAGTGTGTTACTTAGTAACAATCGTATGTCTTATAGCAATAACTTCATTAACAAGTTGTGCTTCAAAAAAATCTATAGTTAAGTATAACGTAGATAAATGTCCAGTATGGGCAAGAAAATAATCATAAAAACTATCCAATCATGAACACATTACAAAAAACTACAAAGAATGGTAGGCCTATTATAAATAGGTCTACTAAATTACCTGAGTATCAATTTTCAGTACACAATAGATTAAACACTATTAAGCGTGAATTAGGTTATGTAAATCATAAACCTAGTCACGACCAAATATGGGCATCAATTTGTGTAAGTGTATCACTTTTAACAACTTAACATTATCATCTATTCCAATATTCCACTATAAATCATTAATATCCAAAACCACTTCTGTAAAAGTGGTAGATGCATTGGGAAGAAAATGTTTGTGGGTATTGGGATAGATTAACTATTTAAAATTTAAAACAATGGAAACAATCTATTTAATTGCATTTATATCAACAACTTGGTATATGTGCAATATACTAGCTGATGTAACATATAACAGACATTTATCTGCACATGTTGGATTAGGATTAGTATCAATTATTAGTTTATGGTCAATTATTCCAGCCTTAGCAATAGGAATATTAATTATGTTCATATTATATTCAGGTTTAATACTTGGATTATATATTGAATCTAAAAAATCTAAACATCATGCTTAATGTAACACCACAAGAAATTGCATATGTAAAATTTGTGCAATATTGGTTAGCTTTAGAAGCTAAACTTAATGTAATAACAATGTCTTAACAATATTCAACAATTAATAAGCTCTCATATATTCTAATTAGCTATTTATAGCACTCTGGCATAGCCAATATATTAGTTATATCATCTTATTATTTGTTAAATAGCCCTTATATGAGCTAAAATCATATAACAAAATCAAATAAATAAATCAATTAAAAATCAATTAACAATTTAAAAAACAAAAATTATGAAAAATTCAGTAGTAGTGATCGCAAACAAAACAACAGGTTTAGTATTTAATTCAACAGGAATCAGTGCAAAAGATGGTAAAGAGTATGGATGGTACACAGTTCAATCTACATTTGTAGATAGAAGTGGTGCATTAGACAAAGTAACTGTATTATCAGCACTTCGTTCAACTAGTGCAGAAGCATTTAATGCAGCTCCATTGGTGGCAGGTGAGATCTTAGATGGTAAGATTATTGTTAAAGAATCTACAACTAAGAATCCATTCCGTGCTAATCAAGAGCCTAAGCGTAAAGGCAAAGATGGTGGTATCTTATTATTTAATGGTCAACCAATCTATCGTGAAACAGAATTCACAACTGATTTGAATGCACAAAATGTGTTAGTAGCTTACACAAGTGAAGCACCAGTTGCAGCTTCAACAGCTTCAGCAAAACTTAATGCATAATTAAGTTAAACAGTATGATATAGCTCGTTGTGTATGAGCACCTGATATTAATCAGAAGGTAGTGGGTTCAATTCCCACTATCATACCTTATATTAGGTTTATGTGATAGTTTACCCTAATACAGTTTAAGTGTTCTGTAAAAACACTCCTTTGAGGTTAGTTGGTTAAACCTTTATTTAAAATATTTAAATTATAATCAGCAGTCCAACAAACATCTTGTAATGAGATTACTGTAATATTCCAACTAATAATTGGTGTTATAATTTTAATTATTAAGTGTTAGATTAATGTTTGTAGGTAGTCATGTACCTTTTGTGCATTAATCTTTCACTTAATTAAATTACTTAAATGCTGTCCATTAACTTGGTAGTTGTATTATTAGATTTTATGGGTCTTTAATACACAAACATGAAGCATTCAATCAGGTGAAAAGCCTGTTCTTTTAAAACAATTAACAATTAATATAAATAACTAAAAACTAAATCAAATGAAAAAATCAGTGAAAATCAAATTATTAATAACAGGATTATTAATAGTTTTAATGACAGCATGTGCAGTAGCACAAACAGCAGGTTTTGATACTAACAAATTAAAATCTAAAAGAGAATTAAAATCATTAGATAGAGAAAAAGTTAAATTAGATTTATCAGTTAAAATTAATAACAAATGTGTACAAGATACATCATATGTATTAACAGTATATAATTTTGATACAGAAGAATTTGTAAAAACTTATGTAACCGATAATTTTGTATTATATTTAGACTACGACAATCAATTTGAAATATCTGTATCTTACAAAGGAACTAATATTAAAGTTATTACAATTGACACTGAAGCACCATATGATAATTGGTATATATTAGCAGATGTTAATTTAAATACAAATAATAACAAAAGAATAGTTGCAGGTGGTATCAAATTTGATAAAAACTTGCAAACATTTAGAAAATACAAATAACAATTAAACTCTTACTTGTGAAATATCTTGTAAGAGTTTATTTAAAACTTTAATTATGACAGCAAAATTCAAAGCAAAAGAATTAGTAAATAAGTTTTATAAAAAAGGAAAATATATGGAACATTCTATATTATGTGCTTTAATATTAGTTGATAAAATATTACAAGTTATAAAACAAAATTCTTTAAATTTAGATAAAAAATATTGGAAAGAAGTTAGACAAGAAATAATTAAATTATAAATTAATTAACAATTAATAACATGAAAAGCAAAGAAGAAATATACAGAGGAGCAGAAGAAAGATTTTGGAAGTGTAATGGTAGAGATTTTGAAGAACATGAAGTAACTCAACTTGAAAAACAACAATATGTGAGTGGTTATTTAGAAGGCTACACTAAATGCCAAGAAGATAATGCTGTTAAGAAATACACAGAGGATGATATTAAAGAAACAGCTTACTTCTTTGTGTCAAAGAAATTAGCAGCAAATCAAGGTATTCTTGATGATGAAATACAAGACTTTATTAACTCACTAAACAAACAAGACTAATATGGAAGATATAACAATAAAATCAATAACACATTGTCCAACTTGTAATAGTGAATGTAAAGTAAATGGTGGCACTACACAATATTATGTCCCTGTTAAGAAATACACAGAGGAAGATTTAATGAGTGCTTTTAATGCCGGTATAAATAATGTTATCACTCGTACAAGTTTTGACAAATGGTTAAACTCACTAAACAAACAAGACTAATATGAAAACACCATTAAAAATATTAATATTAATAACATTAGCAACTTTGCTTATATGGCCATCGCTTGGTTATATATATGATCCTAAAGGAGTAACAATTGGTTGGTATTTATTATCTTTAGCAATAGAAATTTTAATAGGAATTTTTTATGTACTTTTTAAAAACCTTATGAAAGACTAATATGAGAAAGATAATGTACTATGCCTGGATAGGCTTTTGGATAACACTTGGCCTACCCATAGTTCTAGTTCTCTTATTAGGACTATGGGTACAAGATAAGTATCATAAATTAACCTGTAAAATCTGTAAAAAATGAGTAAAGAAGAACCTAAAAAAGAAACATTTGAAGAAGCTGCTAAAAAGTTTGCAGATGATTGTACATTAGTATCTGATGCAGCAGCATATAAAGGATTTATTGAAGGTGCTAAATGGCAACAAGATATGGCTGATAACTGGTTAACCATGAAAGAAGGTGATATAACTGTAAACTTTAAACCCATGCCTGAGTTTGATGAGCCTGCTTATCCTACTAGACTTGATCAATTAAAAGAACAAGCTTGGGATGTTATATATCAAAAGTTTATAAAAGATACAGATGGTATATCTTCTTTAGCATTACTTGAATATTTAAAAGATAACTATAATCCACCAACTAAAAAACAAGACAATGATAAATAAGAAAAACCTCATAATATATGTGCTTAGTGTTATAATACTCATAATCTTTATAGGAACTCTTTCTAGTACCCCTGGGTTATTAGCAATTATTTCTTACTGCTTCGGTATTGCTACACTGAGAGAAATTAAAAGACCAAAAGATGAATAAATTTATATGTAGTGAGTGTGGTACCAAGTACAGCTCACCAGAATTAACACCTCCTCCAGGTATTAAATGGAGTGATGGTCATGTATGTACACCTAAACCTATAGACAATGGAAAATGAGTTTGTTAGTTATACACAAGCCTTAGCTCTTAAAGAGTTAGGATTTGATGAATCCTGTTTTGGGTATTATATAGAAACTAAGGAATGGATACCAGCTTCTTATTCACAAAAAGGAACAATTTATCCATCTAATTCAGATTTAATGAAAGAATGGGTTTCAGCTTCTCTTTACCAACAAGCATTTAGATGGTTTAGAGAGAAGTATAAATTAGATGGACTAATCTCTGGATTTGGTGATGGTAATTATGAGTGTAGCATCTGGCAGAAGCTAGGAATATTAGGAAGTAAATATTATTGTAAGTCCTATGAAGAAGCAGAAAGTGCTTGTCTAGATAAACTAATAGAAATCTGTAGAACTAAATAATATGAATAAAGAATTTTGCACATATGAACAAGCATTAGCTTTAAAAGAGTTAGGTTTTGATGAACCTTGCTTAGCAAAACATGATTTAAAGTACATTCTGTTAAGAGTAGAAGAATGCAAAAGTCAAGAAAATGCACAAGAATTTGATTACATCTTAGCACCACTATACCAACAAGCATTTAGATGGTTTAGAGAGAAGCATGATTTATTTTATAGTGTTGTATATAAAGATGATGAACCTGATAATAAGTTTGAAGGTAGTATTTGGAAAAAAGATTATTATCTCAATGTGTGGAATGAGATATATAACACTCATGAAGAAGCAGAACAAGCCTGTTTAGATAAACTAATAGAAACAATTAAAAACAAATAATATATGCAAGAATCAAAATTTAAAAAGCTAGAAATTCTTTTTTGTTGGGGAGAATTTTACTCAAATGGTAAAAACTTAGAAGTACCAACTAATCCTGATAAAGTAAAATTTAATCAGATTCAAAGACAAATTAATGAGTTAAAACAACAAATAATAGATTAATTATGGGAATAATAGTAGAGAAAATAAATATTGATAGATCAGTGTTTAAAAAAACTAAAGAAGAAAAAGCTAAACTTAAAGAATTAAAAAGACTTTACAAATTAAGTATCAAAAAATCTACAAATTAAAAATGAATGTACCTTGCTTATGTATAAATGATAAGAATAAACCTGATGAAATACTACCTGAAAACTGGATTATTGAAGGAACAAAATATACTATAAATTATGTATATTACCATGTTAATCAAGGAATTCAAGGTGTTACTTTAAATGAAATACAAACTAAATCATTAGAATATACTAGTTATAGATTAGATAGATTTGCTTTTACTCAAGATGGTTTAAATCAATTAATAGAACTAATGAAAGAATGTACTGAATTAGGTAAGATTGATATTATGGAATTAATTGAAGAAAATAATTTAAAACTAATAGAAAATTAAAAATAGTCAGGTGGCGAAATGGTAGATGTATGTGTTTGGGTATGGTCGGCTAAAACACAAGGTAAATAACGAGTAATGTTAGACGTAACAAGAAAGTGTTCCCATACAGGTTCGAATCCTGTTCTGACTACAATTAAACAAAATAAGTTCTGTGAATATAGGTACAGAATAATTTAGATCCTCATTATTGAATAATGTGTATAAGCTTAGAGTGTTTAATTATCTCTAGACGTCAGAGTAAACCACTTAGGAAAATCCTAGGTGGTTTTTAATTTAAAAACAATCACAAAAACAAAGAAATTATGAACAGACTACTTGACAAGTATTGCAAAATGTTATATTTTTGCAAAGGTAAACCTACAATACTTAGTAAACTAAGTAATTGGGAATTAAATGGTATATTATTACACATTAACAAATATCCTCAAGGATTGCTTAATGGTTATCATAAAGAAGAATACATTAATGCTGTAAAATACATTATTAAATGTAGGGCCAATGTTAAAAATCATAAAGAAGTAATGATTGAAACTAGATTAGCTAACAAAGCATTAAGTAATGCTGAAACATTATCTAATGAATTATTAAACATGATGATTAAAACAGAAAAACAATATAAATTATATGCTAGAAAAAATTAAAAGAAAATCTATGTTGATTAGACCATCAGGTAGATCAACTGATTTTATTAGTCCAAGCTTTGGATATGGTTGTTTATATAATTGTGGATATTGCTATATGAAAAGACATAAACCTGAAGGTTTAGATGTAGCAACTAATACAATGGATATACTTACAGCAATTAATAATCATTGTGCTTTTGCTGATGTTGAAAAACCTAATCAAACACACAATGATTATATTACTTATGATATTTCATGTAATGAAGATTTTGCATTACATGCTAAACATCATGAGTGGCAAAAGATATTTGACTTCTTTAAACAACATCCTACAGCTATGGGTTCATTTGCTACTAAGTATGTGAACCCAAGTTTAACAGGTTATAATCCTAAAGGTAAGATTAGAATAAGATTTAGTCTAATGCCACAAATTATGTCTGATGAATTAGAACCTAACACATCTAAAATCATTGATAGAATCAAAGCTATTGATGCATTCATAGATGCAGGATATGATGTTCATATTAACTTTAGTCCTGTAATAGTTGCAGGTAATTGGTTAGAAGAATATGAATATTTATTCCACATGGTTAATGATTATGTTAGTTATAAAAATGTTGTTAAAGCTGAAGTAATATTTCTTACTCACAATGAAAATAAACATGTTTATAATATAGTTAATAACATTCCAGGTGAAGAAGAATATTTATGGGTTCCTACAATACAAGAAGACAAAGTATCTCAATATGGTGGTTTAAACATAAGATATAGACATGATTTAAAAAATGATTTTATAAAGTCTTTTGTAAAACTACATGATAAGATAATTCCTTGGAATACAATTAGATACATATTTTAAAATTAAAACAAAATGAATAAATTAACATTTGTAAAAGCATTATGGTCACCATTTAAACCATTTAAATTAAAATGGTATTGTGGTAAAACTTCAATAGGTACACCTTATTTTTATCCAAGAAGATGGATAAAAAATTTAGATAAACCTGGTTATAAAAAAGCAGTACCTAAAAAAATAGGATTTGATTTTGTAGAATTAGGATGGAAAACTAAATGGAGTGCTACTGATTATAGGTTTGAATGGTATCCATTATTATCATTTGTATTCTTTGGTTATCAATTAGCTGTAATTGTAGATGCACCACATTCTAGTAATTATTGGGAATCTTGGTTGTATTATGAAAGAAATACTGATAAAACTAAATCTAAAAAAGAAAGAATTGAACAATGTAAATTAGAGTTTTCTCAAAAATATACTTCACATTATTCAGATGGTAAAAAAGAAATAATAGATTATTATAAATTAATATTAAAAAAGAAATATTTATGGACACAATAATTTTATTACAAACAAAATGGTGGGATTCATTTAACTATGAATTGTATAAAAAGTATTTAGAAACTAAAATTAAATAATATGCAAAAGAAAAGACAATCTTTGTCAAATGCTATTAGACAGCATGCTAAATTACATGCTAAATACAAAGAATATTCTTTAAAAACTATTGAAGAATTAGAAGAAATGCTACCTATATTAGGTGGTGGTTACAAAGAAGTTTGTCTTTCAGTAATGAAAGAGAAATTTATAGAAGATTTAAAAAATAAACAAACTGAAGAATTACCTGAAGGAGGTGTAGAATGATAAATAAAGATAAAGTATTAGAAATTATATCTAAAGGAAGTCCCGGAGAATTAGAACAAATACAAGTTATTGTTAGATATATTTTTGATAAAACTAAACAAGACATATCTGATAGACCAATTAATCCTCCTCAAGATCAAGGCATGTTCTTTTTAATGATGCACATGTATCAAACAGCTAAACAATATTATCAAACTGATGGAAGGTAAATGGCAAAAAGTAATTTATGATGTTGAAGTTTATTCAAACTGTTTTCTTTGTGCTATTCAAGATGTGGATAGTAAAGAGAAAATAGTTTGGGAAATTTCAGATAGAATAAATGAATATGATAATGTTGTAGAATTTTTTAATAAATTCAATCAATATCTTATTTCATTTAATGGAATACATTATGATAACTGTATAATGTTGTATATTATCCACAATAAGTTAGATAATGTGGATAATTATCTACAAAAGCTTAAAGCATGGTCAGACTATATAATTCACAATGATTTTTGGTGGAATGACAAAGAATTAAGTAAATACAAATATCATAATAAATGGATAGACATAGATTTATTCTTATATTGGAGTAAAATGCTTAGATTAAGTAAAAAGTTAAGTCTTAAAGGTCTTGCTATTCAACTTAATTATCCTGTAGTACAGGAATTACCATTTGATCCTGCAATGAGCTTAAATCATGCTCAAATTGATGAATTAAGACACTATAATAGTGTACATGATTTAGGTATAACTGAATTACTATATAATTCAATGTTATCTGATGTCAAGTTAAGGCAATATATCAATGAAACATATAACTTAAAATGTTATAGTTGGGATGCACCTAAAATGGCATCTGAATTATTGTTACAAGAATATTGTAAAATAACTAAAAAAGATCCAAAGTATGTTAAATCACTTAAGTTTGAACATACTAATAAGTTAGAATTACCTGAAATTAATTTTAAAATGAAATGTTTTAGAGATTTATATGATGAAATGTCAGATTCTTTAAATGAATTTAGCAAAGAAATCATTATAATTAAAAACAATACTACATTAAAATTAACTTATGGTAAAGGTGGTTTACATTCAGTTAACAAGAATGAATCTTATTTTGAAGATGATGATAATTGTATAGTAACAAGTGATATAATTAGTTTATATCCAAATCTTATTATTAACTATAATCTTTTAAGACAACCTGAAGTATTAACTTTATATACTAATGTTAAATCTGATAGAATTAATGCTAAAAAAAATGGTGATAAATCTAAAGATGCTTTGTTAAAGTTAATTCTTAATTCAACTTCAGGTATGATTGACAATCAATATTCTTGGTTATATTATCCAGAAGGTGCAATGAAACTTAGATTGATGGGTCAATTAATTCTTACTATGGCAATAGAAAGATTGATACTAGCTGATTATCAAGTAATTAGTGCAAATACAGATGGTATAGAAGTTATTGTTCCTAAAGATAAAGTGTTAGAATATAAACAAATTATTGATCAAGTTGGTAAAGAATTTAACTTAGAGTTTGAGCATGATACTTATCAAAAGATTATTTATATGAATGTAAATAATTATTTAGCTGAAGGATCTAAACTTAAACAAAAAGGTTTATTTGTTGAAAAGCCCGAATTAGGTAATAGTGTAGATTATCTTATTATACCTAAAGCATTAAAAGCTTATTACATAGATAATGTACCTGTTAAACAATTTGTTGAATCACATACAAATATATTTGATTTCTGTTGTTCACAAAAAGTAGACAAGTCTTATCATGTTGAATGGACTTCACCTAATTTTATTAAATCTAAACAACAAAGATTAAATAGGTTTTATGCATCAACTAAAGGTGGTTATATTTACAAATGTAGACATGGTAAATCTAATCATTTATTAAAAGATTCAGGTGTAATGATTTACAACAATCATAATCCAGATGTATTTCCTGCAGATATTAATTACAAATTTTATATATCTCAAATTAACAAAATAATTAGAGTTATAAGTAATAAAAATCAACTTAATTTATTTTAATATGGAAATAAGAGTTGGAATAAAATATTTATCTAAATCAGGTAAAAGTGGTTGTGTATTTGAAGTTGAAAAAGGAAACATTAAAGTTTATTTTGATGATAACAAATCTGATGTAGGAAGTGATACTATTGAAATTTTTACTAAATATTTTAAAAAAGGAAGTTTTAAATTATTACATTATCCTTATAAAATAGGAGATTGGGTTTATGATATTAATGATGAATATACTAAAAGTCATAATACACCTAAAATTACTCAAATTACTAAAATAATTGATCAAAGTAATTATCCAAGATATTATGTTAACAATGAAAGTTCTGGAGTAAATGATGAGTATTTTCAAAAAGAATACAGACCTTGTTTTGATTATGAGATACCTGGTCAAAAGATTAAAAAAGAAAGTATGACTTATTTAATAAAATTTTTAAAAAAAAGAGGAATAATATAAACAATAAATATGGAAAAACAAATGCTTGATGTCCTAAATAAAACCTATGAAAATAGGATATTAAGGAAAAAAACTGTACCTTTATTCATGTCAAATCCAGGTATAGGTAAGACTACAATCATTAAAAATTTTGTAGAAGAAAAAGGTGTTAACATGGTTAAGATAACACTAAGTCAAAGAATGCCTAATGAGGTAGTAGGTATGGTTATGCCTGATGTAAAAAGTGGTAAATTATTAGTGTATGATAGTTATGAATTAAACTCTTTAAAAGATGGTGATATATTATTTTTTGACGAAGTATTTAATGGTACTCTAAAACAAACTTTAGATGCTGTATTAAACTTATTAGAAGATAGAATGTTACCTTCAGGTAAAAAGTTAGCTGATGTAATGATTGTTGCAGCAAGTAATCCTCAAGGATTAATTAACTTAACTCCTCAAATTAAAGAAAGATTTATTAAATATGATTTAAAATTTGATTCTGCAGAGTATCAAGTTTTAATGAAAGATAAATATGGTATGCCTAATAGTATTTCTTCTCATTTGTGTACATTAATTAATAAAGAGAAATTTGATAATGCCTCATGGGATTATGTAACTCCTAGAAGTGTTGAAAAAGCAATAAATCAAATTGGTTGTGACTTAGAAAGTCCTTATGGAGATTTGTTAATCCCTTATCTTAGTCAGAAAATAATATCTCCTACAGATATTAAATCTATTAATGTAAGTAAAGGAGATGAAGTTGAATATATAAATTTACTAAAACTAATAATAAAAAATGATAACAAAAATCACAAGTAAAAAAATAGAAATACCCCCAATATTTCTAATTGAAAATGAGGAAGATTTTAAAAATCTACCTAAGGGAATACCATACATCATAGGTACTCAAGCAGAATTAAAGTTTATAACTGTATTCTTAGAATTCCAAGTATTATACAAATCTTGTTTAAATACAGGTATACCAATTAAATGGTTAGATTGTTTAAGAAAGATTGGATATAGTAATGTTAGAAATTATGAACTACATTCTGGTGGATTCTATACTGATGGTGGTTCAGGGCAATATGCAATAAATGTAGATAACTTTGTTGAAGATCAATATTTTGTTGATTTTGATGAATTATCTAAATTAAAAATCTTACCAGTTTGGTTAGAAGATATTAAAGCTAGTATTGAAACTAACATCATTGATGAAGTTACTTTTGATCCTACAGCATTTAATAAACAATTAGGAATAAACATTGGCTATAGCAACATTAAACATAATATGAAGAATCTATTAATACTAGATATTTCATCATCTATGCCTCCATCAGTAGTATTAACTATTACTAATTTGGCTAAATTAATGTCTAAGAAATTCTATGCAGATGTAATCTTAACAGGTAGAAGAAGTTATTTAATAGATTATGATAATGTACCTAATACTGACATTGTAGGAGCTGTAAAGTCATATGGTGGAGGTAATGAAGGAGATATGTATTTAGAGATTATTAAAGAACACAAAGAATATAACACAGTTATTTCTTTTGGTGATAATGATGCTCCTTCATATTATGCTAAGAATGGAGATGTATGTAATTTTAAAGTTCAAACTTTACATTCATTACATACTGAAAAAACAAGTAACAATATTACTGGCTATGCTAGGTGTTTTGAACCTAAAAATACAAACATAGTGAGAAGTTGGATTAATACAATAAACAAATAAATATAAACCCTAAAACCCAAAAACCAAAAAATGGAATTTTTAACAGCAAAACAATTGGATTTGAATGCAGCAGGTTACTTAATCAGTAAAGACTCTAAGAAACCAGTAAATCATGAAGCTTTTGTTAAACAACAAAAAGCAGCAGAATACATTGTTAAATTAGCAGAAGCTATTAAAGACAAAAACTTTAAACCAGGTAAAGTAGATAACTTGTCAGCAATTAAAGCTGAAGTATTAGCAGCTATTAATGATACAGCTAAATCTTATGTAGCTATGCCTGCTAAACCAACTAGTAAAGTACAAGATGAATTAGTTAAATATGCATTAGATTTTGTTAATTATGAAAGTTCTAAAGTAGAAACTTCAAGAATTAATGAGATTATGAATGAGTATAACAAAATTGATGATGTAGAATCAGTTGGTGATTATTTCTCTGAAGGTGTAGTAAAATTAAATGCTATCTATAATATTAAAACTATTTTAGCAGCAGTTAATATTACAGCAGAAAAATTAAAATAATATAATAAATTAGGTATTAATTTGCCGGGACAGGGATTAATTAAATGTGATTAATGACCACAGCCTATTTATTTTAAAACAAACTAAATGAAAGAACAAATTGATAGTGCTATTGAAATATTAAAAAAACAAGAGATTAATGGATGTATTACAGGTTCATGTCTTTTAGATTACTTTGAAGGACAAGACATTGATTTATTTACTTATGACAAAGCTAGTTTTACAAAACTACTTTATTTTATGTATTATAATCCAATGTTTAATATCTTAGATCCTTTAGAAAAACATAAGTTTGATGAGTTTACTAATGAAGATAAATCATCTTTAGATTCATTAGGATTAATTACAATCAAATTTAAATATAATTTATGTGTAGATGTAAATGTTATATTTAAAAAGTTTAACAAAACTTGTTTTGATGTAGTTAGTAACTTTGACTTAGATATTATAACAACAGCTTATGATATTAAGACAGGTAAAACAATGACTTTAAGAGAATCTACAGGTAAAGAAGGTACATGGAATAAGTGGAATAGTACATTTTATAGATGTAATTTCTGGGGTACTAAACGTCTATTAAGACAGTTTGAAAGAGTAGTTAAATATACACAAAGAGGTTATGACTTAAGTTCTGTAACTGATAAGTATATTGAAATTATAGAAGAAATTATTTTGACTGATAATTTTTATAAATCAGAAAAAGGTAATAAGTATTTTGAAGATACTATTGAACAATTTGAAGTTGTACTAAAGATTCTTAAAGTTTGGAAAAGAGATCTAAGTATTACTCCAGAGCAATTACTAACATTAAAAACAATTATATAATGAAACATTTAACAATAAACAATTATAATGAAGCTGAGTTATTAGCAATACCTGTTCCAGCTAAGACTTTAAGTTATAGTCCTATTTCACATGGGGAAATAATAGAAGGTATTAAAGAGCAGTTAGATATTAAAGGTTTTAAAATTAAAACTACTAATTATCATGCTAATCATGAAGGTACTAAACTAATAGGTTACTATGGTATTGAACATAGTGATAGTGAGTTAGGTATTATGATGGCTTTTAGAAATAGTTATAATAAAACTATGTCTGCAGGTTTAGCAATAGGTGGACAAGTTTGGATTTGTTCAAATGGTATAGTGTCAGGAGATATTTCTTTAATTAGAAAACATACTGGTGCAGCTAGTTCCGTGGTTAAAAATAAAATTATAGATTCTATCAATGAATTTGATGTTTCATTTAACTCTATCATTGCTGATAGAAATTTAATGAAAGAAAGAGATATAACAAAAAAGACTTGTTCTGAATTGTTAGGTAGAATGTATATTGAAGAAAAAATGATAACATCTACTCAGTTAGATATTATCAAGAATGAATTATATTATTCAAAAGATTTTACAAATGATACTGTTTGGGATTTTTATAATAATATTACAGAAAGTTTAAAAACAAGTACTCTCAATAACTATTTAGGTGACCATGTTAAAGTACATAACTTTATAAAAAAAGAATTATTAACCTTAAAAACATTAGCGTAATGAGTGAAATAGATAACTTATTAAATGAATTAAGAAATATGAAAGCTGAGGCTAAAGCACATTTACTTAATAACAAAGAAACATGGAGTAAAATAGGAAACAAAGATTTATCTGGTTTAGGTTTTAACTCTGTTGATGAATTACAAGCATGGTTGCTTGAAAACCCTTATAGCAATATTTAATTATGAGAAAGTTTATAACAGATAATGATATTTCTTTTGAGCCAGGCTCAAGAAATAGTAGTGTAGTAACACTTATTGGATATGCTCAACATTTAGGATTAATGCAAGGGCAATTAGAAGATGAATTAGAACAAGAAATTCATGATGATTCATTTATTCAAGAAGAAATAGATAGACTTTGGGATTATTGCAAAGGTAGTAATTACAAAAAGTGGTGGTCAACTAAACAAGCTAAAGCTCAATATAAATTCTAATGAAATCATTTCTCTTAAAATCAAATGCTCCTATTGTAAAATGGTCTATGGTTCCAGATAATACATTTTTTGAAGGTTCTGTACCAGAAGGTTATGCTTTAGCAGTAGCACCATCAGATAATTATATTATACTAGATATTGATGTTAAGAATGATAAGAATGGTTATGAATTCATACCTGATAATATTTTATCTGAATTACAACAATCATTTATGTATAATACT